TCTCTTAACATGGCATAGGCTCTGGCCCGATCATCATCCGAGACTTCGCCGCCATCATCGAAGGCTTGGTATGGTATGGTCCCGACCGCACCGCCCTGAGCCAAGAACATCGGTGCAACGGTCGCCACCGTCTTCATAATATCGCCAATACCGCCGCTATCTTGCTTGCCGCTGGACATATTGAGTGGCTGGAGTTTTGGCTGATTGATCGGCGATGCATGCAATGCAATCGTTGGAATCGTCGGGTCTGAAGTCATCCATGGCGGTTCGCCAGAGACTTCGCCGCCGTCTGCATAGCCCGGGCCATAATCGGAGGCAGAAAGCCCCGGGAGCGGATTAGCGGAACTACCGCCCCAGACCCCATTGCCTCCATAGGCCGCGCCACCCTTGCCAAGGCCGCCAAAGCCATCTGTGGCTCCATAGGCCCCGGCAAGCGCTGTACCGCCTCCCAATATCTGGCTGTAAATCGAGGGCTGAGCCGGATTGGTGGTGCCAAACTGATTGGAAGCCGTTGTGCCACCCATCGGACCAGCCAGATTGCTGGTAATTCCAGCCAAATACTGAGCTTGCTGATAAGGATAAGACAGCCGGGCCAAGGTGTTCTGATAAGGCGCGTTCATTTGCGCCTGCTGTAATTGCTGCTGGATAGCGCCCTGCCCATAGAGCGCAGAAGTGCCTTGCATCGCAGCATTTTGGACCGCGCCGCCCAGATTACCCAAACCATAGGCGGAGGCTTGCTGGCGCTGGGCGTCTTGCTGGGCCGCTCCTAAAGCCTGCCCATAGATGCCTGAGAGGGTCTGCCCAGTGGCTAAATTCTGTTGCCGGGCCAATTCACCCTGCGCCACGCCAATGCGATCAGCGCCCACCCCACCGGCTGCCTGAGTGGCCCTGCCGGTCAAGTCATTCATCTGCTGGCCCTGAGTTTCCCTTAAGTTCCCAAGGACATATCCGGCATAAGGATTTAGGTAATTACTGATCTGGCCACCCGAGATCGGGGAGGCGCTTTGGTTGAAATAACCTTGGGCTTGATTGAAGTACGGCTGCGCCATTCCCTGCTGCTGCTGGGTTTGTTGGAAAGCCTGTAGCTGGTCAGGAGAGAACCCCGCGACCGGCGCGACCGGAAGTTGAAAGGGTGTCTGTGCAGCGGATTGTGCCTGCCCAAGCGCCTGCGATCCCGCACCATAAATCTGCGGATCAGGCGTGTAGGTGCTGGTGCCTTGCTGGCTTTGGGTGCTGGTGCCTTTGGACCCGATAGCCCACGTCCTCACCCTCCCACGGGGTAAAGAATATTCCTCAATGCCCTTATAACATTTATGGCTTCATTGCGGCAAGGCGGCGGAAAATAGCCTTAACGCTGCCCCAAAAAGTCAGCGGTGGATTACGCAATAGGGCCAACAACTTGATATTCTGCTCTGCCGTGCCGGTGTAAGGAGTTATGCCATAATCTTCTGCGAGAATTCTACGGGATTCCATATCGCTAGGAAGCCCCTGATCCTTCAGATAATCCACGATTGAATTCGGATCGCCCATTTTAGTCTCCTATGCCACCTTGAGCCTTTTGGGCTCTCCCATTACGCTCTCTGGCTTTACAAGCTCGATATCGTTCTTGGGATAGAGATAAAAAGCCCCAATTCTGGGAAGCATCCGGTCATAGAGCCTGATTTTGGCTGCCGTCCGCTCTTTGGAGATAATTCCGGTCAACAACGGTATCTCAAGCTGGTCAGCCAAACTCTTCATCCAGCTTAGACAGGCTACGGCATGACGGGATTTGCGGCATTCCGGATCGACGTAAACCAGAAGCTCTTCAAGGTGGTATTCGCTGGAATACCAGAACTGGGCGATCAGGACGAAGACCACAGCCTCCAGCCTTCCCGGAGGACCGATAACTGCGATTTGAGCGCGCGGGCCAGTGTCGTGAGAAGGAATGCGCTCTGGATGCAGCGCCCGATCCATGAATTCCGTCACCTTGGACGGATTGATCGTAAACAGCCCGTTCTCGCGGTGGACTTGTAGGAATAATCTCCAGATTTCTGGAGCATCCAGTGGCGTGGCTTTACGGATAGTGGAAGGCGCGGTCATGCGGCCCCCCTCAGAAATTCCTCTCCAAAATACTTCTTGGCCGCCTCCAAATAAGCTAATCCAGCCTCTTCTGCCGTAGGAAATTTACCAAGATACTTCTTCCGATTATTTACCCAAATTTCAGCATTCCAGTATCCTCGTCTCTTGTCGTAATATGCGCCCTTATAGCCAGAAGTATTATTGTGCTGCTTGAGACTATTGATGTTATTCTGCCCCCGTGTCGCCAAGCGCAAATTTGCTAGACGATTATCAGACCTATCTCCATTGATGTGATCAATGTCGCAATTAGGATTGATGCCATAAACCATAACCCAAATAGCTCTGTGAGCTAGGACCCGATTTCCTTTAGATATAATTATTCGATATCCGTTCTTTAATGTAGTCCCAACTACGCGAGCAGCCTTCCATCTATTCGTGGGCCAATTTTTACCGCTTCCAGTCGCAACCCTGCTTGTTATAATGCCTGTTTCTGGGTTGTAGTTATATGCATCCAGCAATAATTTACGGACATATAACGATGGCTTTCTAATTCCCCTTGGCATCATCGCTTCCTTTTGGAGGCTTAAGACTCTTTAATGTTTTTATATTTTTATTGCGAATATGCGTCACGAAGGCATCTAAAATTGAATGTCCTAAGTCAATATCTCCGTTTCCCAATCTAGCAACATCTTCGGGATAAACAATATGCTCTCCCCCGGCAGCAACAATAGGCGTTGTCTGTCCAACATCGCCTCCTTCAGCAAAGCCCATTTTGCTTAACGATGACTTTCGCTGACCAACGCGGGAGCCGCCCTTGGCGCGAGGCAGGTTCATTCCATATGGCCCCTTTTGTAGCATCTTGCCCAAGATGTTGCTTCCGGCATCACTATTGCCCTGCCCTACCGCACTTACGGTATCTGCCGGAATAATGTAACTGCCAGACGGCACATTGAGATTGAGCTTATCGGTACGTCCCGGGACTGACGATTTGATCATGCCCTGTCTGGCAAGACCGTATGCCGCGCTTCGCTCTGGATTGAAATTGCCTGCCATGCCGCCACCCGCATATGTATTGCTGCCAACGAAGTCGTCGATTGATCCCTTCCCATGAAGGGTATCCCATGAACGATCTCCCCACGGAAACAAAACTGGATTTGCTGGATCGATAACTGCTCCCCTATCCGCCCCTCTATAATTTCGTCCTTCATTGCGAAGGCTCATGACAGTATCGGGATCGAGCGGGGGCTTGCCGGTTTCTAGCTTATAATTCTTGCCCGGCTTGGCGTATTGCACCAACCCACCTTCGGCGTATTTACTACCAGACCTACGCGCTGTGTTTAATGCCACCGCAACAGCTTGCTTGTCGGCGCGAGCCTTACCAAATTTGGCAGCCGTATGAGCATAGGTCTTGCCAGTATGAAATTCGGAGATGTTCCCCGAGACCACTGCTTTGCTTTTGCCCTTCTTGAGCGGCATAACGCTGGTCCTTATGACGAGCTTGGAAAGATAGACTTTATCGTATTTGTTAGATTATTGATAGCGGTGACACCCTGTTGCAGCGAAGTCAGGATATTTGTCAGGCCAGAATCTTGCGCTGGAGAAGAAGCCGCGCTGCTGTTGCTGGTAGCCATCAACAATCCTCCTAAGCTATAACGAACTCGGTTATAACTACAATTCCGTCAGCGCCAGCGCCACCACCAGAACTTGAGGCATTGTTATTGGTAAATCCGCCTCCGCCGCCGCCGCCATAGAGTCCGCCAGCCTGACCAGTAAAGGCACCGTTGATTGCCATGACGCCAGCCGCTCCGGGACCAAACTGAAGCCCAGAACTTCCACCCCGGGAACCCGGCATATCTAGAGTGGCTGAAAGCGATACGCCGATAAACCCTCCGGTGCCCTGCTCTCCTGAAACCTTCAGATCGCCCGTTCCGCTTGCGGCAGCCCCGCCAGCACCACCAGCATTGGCATTATTGCCGCCAGTACCGCCTAGCCCCGCCTTGGCTACGCAAAGAGTTCCAACACTGGTGTCAGCGCTACCTGCTGATCCATTATTGCTTCCAGCAGCGCCACCAGCGCCGCCAGTGCCTACTGTCACACTCTTTGACATGCCAATCGTTGCCGCTGAAGCTATAAGCCGAGAATAAGCTCCGCCGCCACCTCCAGAAGAACATTGAATATTGTTCAATGCGCCAGTTGTCCCGCCGCCACCGCCTCCGGGACCTACGCATTCAATAATGCAATAAACCATTCCAGCGGTCGGCGTGTAGGTTCCGTTAGCGAAGAAAATCTGCTTGGTAACAGTTAGTGAAATAATCCCCGTCTTGCCATTGAGGGATTTCACATATGACGAAGTGATAGCCGAAATCTGACCAGCAATATTGAGCAGCGATCCGCTCATTTGCCGCGTCAGATTATTGATGGCGGTTACTCCATTTTGGATCGTACTTAGAATATCCGAAAGAGAAGCCATCTAGCGCCTGCCATCAGGAGCAAACCGATAGCGCAATCGACCAATCCGCCAGAAGGTATCCAAGTCCATGCCTTCTACCTTCATGGACATAAAGCGACCGCGAATTCTGGTATTGATGTATTCAGTGCCATCGCCAAATGGAAATGGACCATAAGTGCGAGGAGTATCACCCGTGTAATCAGTCGCGAAAAATGTCAGATTTAGATTGGCCGCTGGACTGATTCCAGCATATGGAGCGAAAGTCATATCAGGCAGAACCCAATCGACAATTGCCAGATCATTGCCTTCGGAGATCGACCAATATCCCGTCTGAAACGAGCTATCCATCGCGACCGTCCCGGCATTATAACCGATATCATGCTGATAAATGATTCCGGTTAAATCGGCCCCGATTGGATTACCCAAAACAGTTACATCGATCCAAGCGGAGCGTCCCAAGATGCCATAATCCCATTCGTTTTCGCTTCGATTGAGCTTTACATAAAGCGAGTTTTCTCCATTGCCGCCTAGCGCCGGGAAAAACCAACTAACTTCATTAAACAGACTGTTGATGGCACAGCGAACCTTGCTAAGATTTGTAGTATCAATATTCTGGAAGATAAAATTCCATACCGGGCACGGAATAGGTACAACGCCACTGTTACCCAGAACGAAGAAGTTATTCGGCCCCATCCAGAACACTTCACCATTCATGACACCGCAGGCATGTTGTCCCACCAGACCACAGCCAGAGCCAACGCGGTTGAAGCCAAACACAATAGGCTGGCCGACATTCTGCATCACATAACAGTCTATGTCGGTCCATATGATGCCTTGCTGAGCGGACTGGATGCCGCCCTTGATGATTGATCCTGTCGGGATATGAAATGATCCGGCCCAAGTCTGCGAACTGACGGTCCAGTTGGTGTAATCCAACGCATCGGACCATCTAACAATCAGCGGATCGCGAACGCCAGTATTCTGTACCGAACCCCAAGCAACCAATATTTGTTGCGGCTGGGAAACGAAAATGCCGCCATTGAAAAATGGCGCGGTGGGGATTACGCCAGCGTTGGAAAAGCCGCCGCCAGATGACCAAACATAAATTGGCCCGCCATAGGGGCATGCCAGAAGCGTCTCGCCCCAATTGGTTAGGCTCCAGTCTGTCGCCGTAATCGGAGTGCCTGTGCCCGCTGGAGCGGTAGTTCCTTGGCCGTAACCACCATCGCCATAGCCACCCAGTCCATAACCAAGCAGAGAAGGGGGGCCTATATTGTAGTAATAGACAATTTGCGCGTGGCTGGTGTTCATTGTCGCAGTTGCAGTTGCGCTCGCTTGGAATGTCGCGCTGATCTTGAACTGCGTCGAATTTACTATCGACTGTATCGTGTATGGTCCCTGAACGGTCAGGCCCCCTACCGATGTTGGCGCAATGAATTGCTGATAGACACCCTGCGTTGTCGTGACAGTATTGTTTGGTAGCGTGACCGTTACGGTGGCGCTTCCAGCCGTTGTATCGAAAATAGGCAGAATGCCGCTAGACGAAGCGGTAACGCTGGCAGCCACACTGGACAAAATCGTATAGGTGCTGGAGCCGCCAGCCGAATTTATCCTGTAAGCACCGCTTAGAACAACACCACCGACACTGATTGGCGTGTTAAGATATATCGTCGTGAAAATTGAAGCGCTGGAATTTGGGTCTATGATTGTAACAACCGTATTACCCGAGCTTACTGAAAAGCTGGGAGTTGGGTTGCTGATCATGGTCTGCGGCGTAATATTAGTATTCGCCCCAGACACAATCACACTCAACGATTGCGTCGCGCCTATGCCGAGATAGCTATTTCCGGTTAATCCTTGCCAGCCGAAAAGCTCTTTGATGGTTGAACCAATGGCGACCGGATAATATTGCGACCAGCCGCCATACTTCTGGATCATGCCCTGCTGATAGCGAACAAGGTTAGCCTGCGAGACACCGGCCTCGTTCTGGGAAAGCGTCATCATGGTATTGACGCCGGGCCGCAATGTCACAGAAGTCATAGGCATCGCGCATTACACTCTGGCAGGCGTTGCAACAGGATTTGGTATCTGGGACTGCCAGCCCTGAGAACCGTATTTCTTGCGTTGCTCTTCCATGCCAGCGGACGCAAAGAGAAGATCGTACTGTCCCTGCCAAGACGCCGCCATTTTGGGGTCATCGGCCTGTGAGCCGAAGTTTCGCATGTATCCAGAGGCAAGGACCATCGATGCCGCGATAAACAAATCTGGCAGAGTTTGCGTCAGGAACGTGGTTGCATTACCGGAAGAAAGCGGTGTTGGTCGTTGAGTGCCTATAACCTCGACATTATAATTTTGATCTGGTACCGGACCCAGAAGACACCGCAAGTCAGTAGCGGGAGCAAAGAACTTGGGCACTCCAGTTCCGCTGGAATTGTTGGGATAAACATTATTGATGAAGTGCTTTGATGCCACCGTTAAAGGAATGCGAGCGGCATTGGAACTTGTCGCCCCGAATGGAGTGAAGATATTGATTTGGTCAATCACCAAGAATGATCCTTGTGAAGTTGGATAATTGAATATCCTAGAGTTCGCCACGACATTCGTGCTGGTATCTGTGATGTACGTCGATAGAAAGTCGCCCTCGCGATAGATGCGCTGCTCAGCATAATCGATCATACCCGGAAGCATGGTCTGGAAATTTGGATCGGCAGAAGAGATCACCGTTAGATTGGCGATCTGGCTGACATAGGTGGGATAATCTAACATCAGGCTGACCTATAGATTACGAGTTGGGCTACGGAAACAGAAGATACTCCATCACCAGTCAAGACAAACTGATGAAACAGGTAGTCTATCGATGGCGCAATCGATACATCTATTATTTCGCCAATTGTTCCCACTGTGTTGCCGCTGGCGAGAGTAACAAACCCGGCACCATTGGAGCCCTGAAAGGTGTAGGCAACCGAACCAGCGGAAGCGAGTTTGGCATCATTCGGTGCAGTCACCACAAACCTGCTTGCTGTTAATCCTTGCGTCGGATTATTCGGGTCCAGATTTGCCCAACTTTTACCAATTGTATTGTTTAATCCGACGACAGAAACGTATCTTACTGCTGACAAAAAGAACGGCTTATTGGCGTTGGAATCAAAGGCGGCAGCCAACCCAGCCGCCTGCGTTAGCGTTCCGATGTTGTCACCAATAGAGGTATATGGATTATTGTTGGCCGTATCCCGCTCTGGTCTTGGGTTAACGATAGGCGTTGGATCAGCCGGGAGAACAATGACACGAAGTTGTTCTTGAAGATCATCCAAGCAGGTATCGCAGACCAGCATGTTGGTATTCTGGGTGCGGGCTCCAGCCCATTCGTATTGAAATTGTAAATCATGTTTTATGTAAACAAAACCGCAACGGTCACACGTTCCCCAAGCCCTTGGAGACCGTCTATCGGCGCGAGCCCGGCCATGCGGACGCATTATGCAGCCCTCGCGAATTCACCGTGAGACTCTATTGCTGCCGCAAGGTAGGCTGCGTGAGCCTCTTCCCTTGACGAAAACGACCCAAGATATTTGGTCTTATAGTCTAGATGGATATTAGCGATCCATTTTTTATTTTTCTTATTAAAATAAGCGCCCTTAAATCCCGATGTATTGCTTCCACGAAGCTTCTGATTTGCACTGTTCTGCTGTTGAACCGCCTCCCTCAAATTGCTCCAGCGATTATCATTTTTAATTCCATTTCTATGGTCAATTTGATTCTTGGGCCACTTCCCGGTTACATAGAACCACGCAAATCGATGTAGAAATCCCCTGCATCCATCAATCTTGGCCTCTAGATATCCACCAGAGTGTTTACTTCCTATAATTTTACCTATCTTGCCCTTGTAACCAGCAAGTTTCCGCCACCGGAAAATCCCAGTTTCCGGATCGTAAATTGTCAGTTCCTTCAATCTCTCTTGTGTGATCATCTAAAATAACTACTCAATCCCGGACTTATCATAATTGAGACATTTTCGACATTTTGCGTAGCCGCCTGCCCCCACGCCTCGTCCGCGTCAGCCTTACGTTGGCCCTCCAGAGAAGGTGCATAAATGCGAGCCAAACGATAAGCGAGCCCAGCGACGAAAGCATCCAGCCATAGATACGGAATTTCAATGTTCTGACCGTTGATATATTCAGCATCCTGCACCTGCCTGACGCGATAGTAGAACAGCGTGTAGGGACCATTGCCATCGGGCACCGGCCAAAGTGTTATCGTTGGTGAGATTAACCTGTCGAACCAAAAAATAGTCGGGAACGCCTGCTGGGTTTTGTTCGGATAGGTCGAATATTCAGAGCGGCTGACCGGATAGATGGATCGATCCGTGGTCGGATTGCCGTATCTAATGTAGGCGTCCAGAACCATCACGGTTTCGGCTGGCACTGTGTAAGTGGCCGCGCCCTGTAAAAGTGGGAGCGCCTGAAGGTCCACTGTCCACAAATTGGGTTGCAGATTGCTTATCTTTGCAAGAAGCAAGTTGGCTTCAAGGCGAGCATCCACCAGATGCGTCTGCAAGATTTCCGTGCGCCTGACGCCAATGCGGGCGTAGGCATTCAGGACAACTTCACCGAGCGAAGGTGCGAATAAATAGGTTCCAGAGGTGACTTGTGGGCTCATGGCTGGATTATCCTTAAGTCACCTTGGGCTTGGGCAATGCTGCTGCCAGTAGCGGTGATATTCCATGTGGCATTGCCCAAATCGGACACACTGGACTGCCAAGTGGCCGTAAAGAAGCTGTTTTGCAGGGTCATGGAGATAGACGTAGAAGCCGTTGTAAGACCTGTTGGATAGGCAATGTTCAAGGTGCCTCCCGGAGGCACCGTGAGGTTGCCGTTGGCGTCCAAGAACTCCGCAACGAACTGAGCGGTATTCCCAACCACAACATTCGTAGGCACGTTCGCGTCCTTTTTAGGTGATTATCGCCACTCTTGCTCCAGCAACCTGAGAGACCGGCGATCCGGTCGAGGGTACCGTTTGTGGCTCAATTATGGCTACTATACTCGGTTCCGGCGTAGCATCAATGATGCCCACATTTCCCCTATGTCTCGGGTCATTCTCGATAATATCAACATAGCAAGTCAGCGGCGGATTGAACGTATAGAGGACGGCGATGAGAAAATCCCGCCGCTCCGTAGCCGCCATGCTTGCCAGATAGTTGGTTATGATTACGGAATGGGGTCTGGCTTCGTAAATCCCCTCCCAGACCTTGGGCCTCTTGCGAACTGGCTCTGTTAGCCAGCCGTACCAGCCATAGGACGGGATGATCGGAGATGGCCAGAAGGTGAAATAAGGCGGGGCGATGACCGAAGGCTTGCGCTTCGGCGGCTCATTGAGCTTGTCGAACCAGCCGAGTGAAACAATCGGGAACTGGAAGGATTGCTGGTCGGTCCAGATAGTCCCGCGCGGTTTACTTCTGACGGGATCGCTTAAGCTACCAAACCAGCTAAAGGAGATTTGCGGAAACGGAGCAAGTGTCTGGTCCTGAATAACGGTGGCGAATGGTCTCCTTCTGACAGGATCAACAAGGGCACCGAACCAGCCAAATGAAACCACTGGCGTTGTCTGAAAAACGAAGTTCTGCGGATCAAAAGAAGCTGTTCGCAATCTGCGCGCTGGTTCATCCAGTTTTACGAACCAGTCATAAGATGGAATAATTGGCTGTGGCAGTAAAACTTGAGCCTCAAATGACGAAGCTCGATTGATCCTGCGGGATGGATCGGAAAGATTATTAAACCATCCAAAGGAAACAGTTGGCTGCGGCAGTTGCCATGCTTGTGGATCAAAGGAGGCGGTAACTCGTATCCTGCGAGTAGGATCAACAAGAGAAACATACCAGTCATAGGACGGGATTATGGGAGAGATGGACGTGAATTGCTGATCGGTCGGTGTCGGCCTGATCCTCCGAACCGGATCAGATAGACTATTGAACCATCCAATATCGGAAATGACGGGCGGGAACGGGAGCGGATAGAGCGTTATGGCTTGCTGATTCGCTGCGATAAGCCCCAGTTTAATTCTTACCGGGTCGGTGAATTTCCCAATCCAAGAGGCCGCAAGATCGTCGGCTGGGTCTGGCTGTGGTATCCAGAATACACTTGGATTTATTCCTGCCTGTAATCTAGCTTTAATCCTTACCGGCTCAGACCACGGTTGATGCCAACGAGATTCAGTTACCGTCTCTGGAAATGGAGCAGACCCGACATAAAACGATGTTGGACGCTGAAGTGCTGTATTTAGACCGGGCCCGGCTCTTACTGGATTGATAAATTGAGCAAACCATTTATCTGGAAAGACGGTCTCAGGAAATGGAGCCGCCTTGATATGGAATGCGGCTTGAGAGAGTGCCCGTGTATTTGGGTTCCTGACTGGATCAGCAAATCGCTGATGCCATTTATCAACGGTGATGATTTCCGATGTGGGCTGTATTACAGGGGAAAAAAGCCCGGACGCAATCAGGGCTATTGCTATTTTTTTGAATCTGGATGGCTCAGACCATGGTTGATGCCAACGATCTTCTGTCACCGTTTCCGGGGTCAAAAGAACGGGTTCGGCCTTAACCTGATATTGAAAATTCTGAACCATCGGGGCTTAGTATCCGACTGTTCTATACCTATCGGATATTATCGCCATAACTGGAGAGCAATCAATAGAGCCACCACCCGTTGGCGCGGTGATGGTGATACCTGTATTAAGTCCGAGATTAAATGAGTTGGTCGCGGTGAACGTGCCGCCGCCCGTGCAGACGATATTACGCAGGCCAACCCAGCTCATGGTCGGTGAGCCTGAGGCCACGCTGATGGTTGATGTCAGATTTGTGTTGGAAGTATAAACAACTATCTGGTTCGACGACGATCCCGCCCAATTGAATGCCGCAGTAATGGTTGTCGTTGTGGAAGCCGGAAGTTCAATCGCGTTTGGAGCAGTGATCGCCACGCTGGCAAATGTGTTTGCCCCGTTAATGATAAGCTGGCCGCCGGATGTGTTGGCACCAATAGATAATGCGTTATAGGTGAGACCGCCGCCGTTGAAAGTCCTGCTTTGAGAATTGTTCCCGGAAAATGCGATAGTTGACGAATTGGCATTGAAGGTCAGATTGGTGACGGTGCCAAAATTCCATGGCGTGACACCGGCCCCCGTTGCCGTCAAGGTCCATGTTCCGTTCCCGAGATTTATGGTTCGTGTCCCGGACCCGGAACCGTTCATCCCGGCGTTCGCGCTCAGTGTGACGTTGTTATTATTGGCGCTAAAATCCAGCGTTCCAGTAAACGCCCCGCAAGTGATGGATTGAACCGTGACGGTCGTGTTGGGCGTGACGGTGCCGCCGCCGGAATTTGCATCCAGTGTTACCGTATCGGCAGAACCGGGAACGGATTGACCGCCTGCCCCACCAGTAGATGCGGCCCAATGCGTGGTATCGCTGGCATCCCATGTGCCCGTACCGCCGACCCAAAATCTGGAGGCCATTTAGCCTCCGATCTGGGCTGGCGCAGCGATGACCATGGCCGCCAAGCTATTCCTCGTCGCGGTCAAATCTTCTATCTGAACCGTGAGCGATGCGATCTTGTCCTGCACACCCTGCGCGGTTTGCATCGAGACTTCATCTGCAATTTGAGCAGATCGAAATACGACCCATTCATCCGCAAGTTTTTGCTTGGCCGCATCTACCGTGGCCGGATCGCGCTTGGCCCATTCGTCCTCGGTGAATGAGAGCGTGTCCTGATAGAGACCGAGCGGGGTCTGGACGCCGAAGCGAAGCTGGATGGTGACAACATCCATCATTCACAGCCCCGCCAGCGCCATAGCGGTCGTCAGAGCGGCAATCTTGGTGGTCAGATTGTCGATTGCGGCAGCGTTCGCGCCTCCGCTTCTTGCATTTGCTATATCCACCTTGCTCTCCTGTGTGAAAGTTCTTGCCGCTCCAACTTCTTCTCAAATGGATCGCATGAACCAATATCTACACAGGATACACATATCATTTTTGTGCAAAGACGACAGAATCCGCCAAGCTCTGCGGGATCGCATTTTGGTCTGACAATAACAACGCGATTGCAATGAGAACAGGTGAAAGTATCAGCCTCTTGTCGAATGCCGCCCGGATCAAAGCTAAATGCATAGCCGCCCGGTCTAAACATTTACTGCTCTTCAAATTCAATGGTTCCGGTCGCGGTGCCGGAATAGCTGCCGGACCTGCAACGAAGCTGGAATCCTTGGGAAGAAGTTGCAGGAGCCACAAGTTCACCACCCGGAGCGGCCACCCAGCGATAAGAAGCGCGAGTATTGACACCAATGTAAAATACGTTGGAGCCGCTGGTGATGGTGCCGAAGGTAGAACTGTTCACTGTAACCGTGGAGATGGCAGCACCATCAGCACTATCCAGTGCTGTAGGTGCCAGAACCGTAGTTGTAGAAGCTGCCGTGATACGACTGATATCCCATTCCATGAAGGCATCAACCGGAGTGCCGTTGGTGCCGATCAACAGATCATAAATTTTGACCCGGCGAGGACCAGTGCTGGCGCAAGTAATCCCGGCTATCGCACCAACATAGGTGGTTGTGGTTGGCTGCTGGGTGCCACCACCCGAAGTGCTACCGTTGGTGATCGCATACTTGGCCATCTCAAAGTCTCCGTTCTGGCTCTATTTAGCCATAATAGCTGAAGCGCTTAGCAAAAACAAATCAGGTCTGAATCCCACCCCAAATGGACTTGAAATAATCCATATTTTCGATGGCACCCTCCAAGAAGGTGATCCCGTGGGAGAGCTTGTCCCTCTCAGCCCTCATGGCTGTTACCCGGTCCTTTAGCTCTTGTTCGCGGACATGAACCTTGCGGCCAAAGGGCGTGGAATCGCCATAACCATAAAGGGCCGGATATTGGGCTAGATCGCTCTCAAACGGGACGTTGACGATAATCCCGCGCTTGGCGGCTTCCTGCATGAAATAGTGGCCGCCAGCCCGCTGAAGAATGTATTCATCCTTGGAGGCCATATCGATGCCAAAGAGCGATATCTCATTGGCTCCAGCCTTAATTGCCATAGCGATCATATAAGCAAAGCTGGAAGTGAAGAAGTATTTGCCGAACTCATTGACAAGCTCTTGGATCGGCAACGGGGTAGCATTCGGAACCAGCCGGTTATCCTGCATATAAATTGGGAAAGTCTGCTTTTTCAGCCATTCTATGTATGGCTGACCGTAGGAAATGCACTCTGGCCAGAGCAGATTGCTGTGAACCTCAAACCATTTGTCCACTCTCGGTAATTGATCCATATTGCCCGGCGAACACGCCCAAATCTGCCAATCCGGATCATTAAACGGTGCAAGCCCCCGGGAAGAAGGAGCGGTGCCAATTAAGGCAATCTTGATAGGTTTTGCCTGTGGCTCAATCGTGGGATTTGGGGTTGGTATATTTGGAGTTGGAATTTGAAGCGCTTGGCTTTCTGCTAAGAGAGAAGGCGCGTTCTTAGGCAGCTTGGGTAACTTCCCATTCTTCATCAGATCGGTATTTCTTGGGGTCAGTTTGGCGTGGACGTTATCCAATTTACACTCCCGTAATAGTCGCTGAAGTCAGCGTGATGCTTTGGCCAGAAAGCACTGAATTAACCGGCATAGTAATGTCGAAGGCAGTGGATTGGCCTACGGTTAATCCTGAGATTATCACCACTCCTGTCGAATCCTCGATATCTGCCGCCACAATGCTGGTGCTTAGAAGCGTTGGTCCGACTAACGGTAGCCCAGAAAAAGCCAGAATACCACCACCCACGATCCCAGATGGCTTCTGGAACGTAATGGTCGCCACAATGCCCGCAGACGGGCTTAGGAGCCTCAACCGGCCATTGCCCGGGCCAGCATCAATATTCGTGACCACGGCATTTAGGCGAGAATTGATCGTGGTCTGATTGTAATTGACGGACATTCCCGCCAATCCCTACGCAGCAGCTATCCACGCTGTAACGGTCGGGCTGGTGCCTCCGGTGAGCGTTACTAGATTGGCCCGCAGGCCAAGAAAGGGAGGAAGATTACTAACTCCAGCAAGGCTAGTAGCGGAAAATAAGTTAATACTTCCCACTGGCACCCATTGCATTCCGTCAAGCGTACATTCTACGGAAATAGTAAAGTTAGAAGGGCTCCCAGTGTAGGAAGCCTGAACAGACATAATTGTATGTGGCACCTCAGAAAAAATGGCAATGCCGGGGCCAGTCGCCGTCACGGCTTCTAGCGATATCCCAGAAAGAGATGTTGGATGAGGCATTGAATTATCCCTGAAGGACAGAAAAGGTAACAGACCCAGATGAAACCGCGCTTAGTGTAAAGCGAAGTGCTGCAATAGGTGTAGTATAGGTAGATGTGCCATTGGCGGTAATGCCAGAAGTGCCAAGAGTAGCGTCAGATACCCAGACCACGGCCTGCGTGGACCCTCTGGCCTGTATCAATTGCGCGTCCTGTTGCGTGAATTCGACGCTATAGGTCGCCGTCATCGATCCGGTTGTTGAACTAAAGGTAGCCCCTACAGACGCATTGAACGGACTTGGCTTGTTATAGTCCATGTTGACAATACGAACGCCGGTAGAACTCAGCGTGGCATAGACTGGCATCTGGGGCATTGGCTCTACTTCTTGTTCATCTTGCCCAGAGTAAGGGCGAGCCTCGCCCGCCTACCCAGCGTCCCAGAGGCATGTTTCTTCAGTTCTGCAAATTCGTGGACGCTCTTGCCAGCTTTGTTGGCAGATTTGGTAAAGGAACCCGGATGTTTGATGGCCCCCTTGATCCAATTCTTAGCCACATGCATCTCCGTTGGTCTTGACGTGCGCCGAAGAGAAGGGCGATCCACCCGTGCGGCCACCGCGAGCGAACTTATCCATCCGGGCCTTGGACTTCTTGCCCATCACCTTGCCGCCGCGCTTGAAGCCGTCAGAGCTTTTCTTAGCGGCCTGCGCCGTTTTGCTAGAGCCACCGCTATAGGCCAAAGATTGCGCCCCGCTCTTGCCAGCGGCCTGTGATTTATGACGATTAGCCATATGGAACTCCTATTAACCAGTCACCGACTGGAGCGATTTGAGGGTGATGGTTCCGGTCACAGAACTGGAGGCAGTAATGCGTACTCCACCCAGCGGCGAC